CGAACTTTCCTTGCGTACTTAATGGATCTCCGCCCGGCAAAACTCCGCCCAATAATTCGTCAAAGTTCTCGTAGTTTGTTGGCATTATTCCCTCTGTAAGTCAGCCGAAACGTCATTCTGCTGAATATTTAATTGTCCTGTATTCTTCTGTTCAGTTTCTTGCATTAAACCCCCTAAACTTGGCGGTCTATTAAACTTAATATCAATTTGTGCTTTACTCTTAAGTACTGCTTCAAGTTCTGCCTGATGTCTTGTATATACTGGTTCAAATATAACATGTCCCATCTTGCCGCCAACTTCCGAAGTTCCGTCAGACGTTGCAATTGATCGGGGAACGCCAAAAGTCTGATAGAAAAAGTTTTCTAAATATTGTATTCTTGGCAGTCTTTCTTGTAAGGACTTGTTTGGGAAATCTTCAAACTTGACGGTGTCCTCTGGAACTCCTAACATTTCCCCACGTTTGACAGCTTGTTCGATCTGATTATTAACATAGGTTATCTTACCCTCATTATTAGTTTTATAATATGCAATACCCAAAGCAAGACTTCGGTGTGCAATCTTACGATCATCAATAAGAGCTTCATTTCTTGCGTCAATTATCCACTTATTCGGTTTTATCTGTGAAGTTCCATGCATGTTATCGCCTACTCTATTGTTAATACTGTGAAGCATGTCTTCAGTATTGACCGGTTTCCATTCTTTACCGTCCCACACATCATATCTTTTAATTAAAGACCCTTTGTATACAATTCTTACCCTTTCCGGTGAAATCGGCAACAAATTCACAACTCTGCCCTCTTTTCTTATAATCTTACAAAATGCGTCTCCGACAATGACTTTTGTCACAAGATGATTCCACATGATAGTTTGAAACGTGTCAGCTCCGGAACCTCTGATAAATTGTAAGTCTTGTTTTAAAAACTCGTCACCTTCTCGGACTTCGTACCCTTTACCGACTGCCCATGTTGCAAGAGAATTTGCAGCGCTGTTTATCTCGGGTATTGATAAGTAATACCCCCACATCTCGACAGCTTCAGAAAAGTACCAATATGTTTCTTCTGTTTCTTGAGTTGGAGAATCTAGCGATACAGCGTTGACTAAAAAATCAGGGACTACTCCTTCTAAGTTTGTGTACGTCGCACTTGAAATATTACCACTTGCCATCTTTATCTATATACTTTGAAAGGAACTTTAAAAAGTAATGGTCTACCGCCATCATAAAAGATTTCTTCGTCAGCGTCTCCAGTCCCAAGATTCGCAACGTCTCTCCCGTATGGATCGGTGATTATTAATATTGCACAGTTCCCGCTTCCCGCACTTCGCCACGCATAGACCTCAAGAGTTATACGTAACTGTTCGCCAACTCTTACAAGTTGATCGTCAACTGTAACTTTAAAAGAAATCATGGCGTCACTTGTTGACCCGGAAGTCATATCAATCGTTTGCGTTGCACTCGTATTGTTTGCAACTTCGGTCTCTGTCGTTCCGTCCCAAATCCTCACTTTTCCAGTAACGTACAAATTGTATCTATCGGTTGAAACTCCGGGGTCGAAAGCGTACGGCAAATTTATGACAACATCGCCGTCAATCCTTTGAGCGATTGTAAATACTGAAGTGTCAAAGTCTAAATCAAAAGCTTTAGTGTCAGGAGTTGCAGATAACGGATAAGCAATTTGGAACCGTCCGGAATTTTGAACCTCGTTTCCGGCTGCCCTGTTTGTGTGCCATGGTTCGAATTGTGTCGGTGATAAAAAGAAACTTTCGCCAGTACTGTCTTGTATTGCACCGCCGTAGAAATCTTTTATCCCAGTCCCGCTTATAATGTCAAGATAATCGTATGACTGGATTTGTGTACCGACAACGCTTGGAAAATATTTCGGATGTTCCGCCATTATGCTTCTTGCACAAATATCTGTCCTTTATCGGTTTCACGTAATAATCGAACGCAATCCTGATATTGTGTGTATAATACATTTATTTTGAAAGTTGCAGTTTCTAAACTCCATGCGTTAGGATCATAATTAATGACTTCTATCGCTGCAAGTGAAGCCGCTGCTTTTGTTAAGATTTTTTTAACGTCGACGTTGAGGGTTGAATATACGTCGCTCCAATTGTACTCGCTGTCGACATTGATCTGTGATTCCGCTTGTGACATATAACTGTTAATGTACGCTTCAGTATTCGCAACACTTGAAGCATTTGCACCCGCTTTCTCTTGAACTTCCAACGTTGTCGCAAAAATTCCAGTATCAGCCATTCTTTAACCTTGTAATATTTAATTGATGACGAATTTCATCCAATAACTCGCCAATAGCAAACGCATCATCGGATAAAACAACTTTTCCGGCTTCGCTGTCCGTTGTGCTAGTGTATACGTCTTTAAATATCATACTTTTATAGTGTATATTGTTGTATTAAAATGTTTGTATTTATAGCCCTGTGCGGCGTTCGTGCATCCTTCAACAATATGAGTATAATTACCAAATATTTTCAAATGTCTTGTCCCTAAACTGTCATTTGTATAAGCATACTGTACACTTTTGAAACTTTGAAAGACTTTCTCGTCATTTAATAACTTAACTTTGCCTTGTTCCATCAACATCTTAAACAAACTATACTTAACCGTCTTTTGAAGTTTCTTTCCTTTACCATCCTTGTCAAGAATCTGCTTACTGTTGTCAATCGCAACCGTTACAAACCTTAAATCTTCGTCATTCATCAACCAATCAAACACACCCGCTCCAATACCACCGGAATCAATATAAATCTTCTGAAAATCGTACTCTTTATGCAATCGCTTAATCATGTCAAATGTTTGATTTAAATACGTCTTGGTTGTGATAATGTTCGATATATGATGAAAGCCAGTACTCGTTTGCTCGAATATCTCAAACGTGGATTCGTCTTCGCCCATTCGTGCAACGTCTACTCCAAGATAATACTCTCTTCCTTTAACAATCTTAAACGTTTCGTCTAACACCATACAACTTCGGATCAATTCGTCTTCAAAATATTGCCGGTTATCGTCCAAAAACTCGGCACCGTATTCTTGCCTAAACTCCATATCGGACAATAACGCTTTTTGATTCTCTAAGAACTTTAAAGCTTTGTCTCGCTTCTCTTGCGTCCACGTGCCAACGATCTCACGCTCTTTGATTGCATCCTCAGACTTAATAGTAAATATCTGCCACCTATTCTCTAAATTCTCCCAACACTTATAAAAAAAGTTCTTCTCATTACTCGAATAAATGAACTTTCCCCTCGGAGTGCTTGACATCCAAATCTGTCCCGCCGTTGTCATAAGAGTAGGCATCGCAGCTTTCCACATCATCTCAGGCATACCACTCGCTTCGTCAATGTATAACACGTCACCAGTAAAACCTCGGACAGCATCGCCTGTATTACCAACCGGTCGACTTATAACCCTTGAGCCGTTCTTTAAAGCAACTCTACTCTTTGTCGGTTTATGCTTACCCGTCTTGAGTAACACGTTCTTTGTGTAACGCTCGAAATAGTCAAGAATCATGACGATGATAAGCTGAGCTTGATCCTCTGTTAAGGAAACGACTATCACCTGCTTATTAGGATTGTTAAGCATATACTGGGCTATCTTATGACTGAAGACCGTCGTCTTGCCAACTTGCCGACCAGTACACGCTAACAGATCACCCTTCGCATCGATAATCTCCTGCTGCCATTTATCATATTTCATACACATATATGTATATGTATATTTATATAACTTATTATAAAAAAATTTCTGGGGGATGACCCCCCCCTCTTTCTCCCCCCCCTTCACGTCGATTTTGAAAAGACATTTCATTTTTGAAATAACCTTTCATTTTTGAAAAGATTTTAAAATCTTAGCATAAACTTAAAAAAAATCGTTGCTCAGAATGGCTTAAAATGGCTTAAAATGGGGTATTTCAGGCAAAATTCTTTCATTTATGAAAACATTTCATTTTTGAAAAGAGTTATTCGGTTAACCGAACGGAATGGAAATAGGGTATTTCAGGGGTTACAGAGGCTCTAAAGGCTGTTTTTTTTTGAAAAGTTTTCATTTTTGATTGTTGTTTTCATTATTGAAAAGTTTTCAAAAATGAAAAGATTGCGACTTTCGTATGAGTGAGTGACGAACTATGCATCTGCAAACAATTGAATAATTATATCTTGATTCGTTTCAACGAATCAAAGACAACGATATTTTATTATTTAATGGTTTGCGGCTGTGAGGAGCGAACCATATATCCGAAAGGAGTAAATGTTTTGACTATAAGTTTTGACTATAATAGTCAAAACATTAATATAAAAATATACATAAATCTAATTTAGTATAGATATATATACTTATATACACATAAATTTAAATAGTACTATTTCTTATATTCTTTATGAGAGAAGTAAAGCAACGAAAGATGATAACGCTCGACCATGACGTATGGTATAAGCTGCAAGGAGAGGACAACGCAAGTGACTTAATAAACCGCTTGTTAGTTCAGCATTACAAGGATAAAGCTATGAATAGGAAACAGTTAAGCGAAACAGAGCTTGAGGAGTTAAAGAAGAAACATGCTTTGTATAGAGAGCTTGAGAAGGAACTAAAGGAGAAACTTGGATAATGGATGATTTCGAAAGAGCATTAAGAAGTATGGAGAAAGAGAAAGCTACTGAGATAAACGAACAGTTAGTCATAGATCCTGATCCTGAGTTGTACCCTCATAAAGCTGGTGAACCTGTAGAGAAGTATTTTAAGCCTGTATACATTACAAGAGAAGAATTATACTTTAAAACGAAACGTAAAGAGAAAGAGCTTGAAGAAAAAGAGCATAACATGATATTACATGCCGAAAAGATGGCAAAGCGTAAAGAGATGCTGCAAGACATAGAGCAAGAATCATTATACGAAGAATAATCATAGTCATAGGGGGGAATTTTCAACTATCCTCATTTCATAAACCTGTTTTTTGCATCCCCCCTGTGGCTTTAAAGTTAT